GTAAGATATGTAATACTTCTCGGTGGTCGTGGAGCCGGAAGGTCTACTGTAATATCTCAGTATCTTCTAGCTTCTTTGGTATCACCAGACTATATGCGTTCGGCAATAATGAGAGCAGTCCACTCAGACATAAGACATTCAAGCTGGAAAGAAATAAAGGACAGAATATCAGAACAAGACATTGAAAAAACCCTAACGATTAGGGAGAACGAAATGGGTATAAACTATGGAGCTAACTCTATTCAAGCTCACGGGTTTAGAGCATCATCAAGTTCATACTCTGCTAAACTAAAATCCCTTGCGTCTTACAATGTCGTCTGGATTGAAGAAGCTGAGGAAGTCGGCGAGGATGAATTCAAAACGCTGGATGACACACTAAGAACTAAAAAGGGAAACATTGTTATATTCCTAACACTTAACCCACCATCAAAATCACACTGGATTATTAGACGATGGTTTGATTTAGAAAATGCTTACGAAGAAGACGGGAGTTTGATAAAAGGATTTTATAAACCCAAACTAAAAAAAGAAGTAAATGATGTTTTGTTCATAAACACTTCTTACTTAGATAACAAAGCAAACCTAGACGCACACACATTAAAAAGATATGAGGAATACAAGAACTCTGACCCCAGTTATTATTACCAGAAAATAAAAGGACTTGTTCCAGACACGGTAAGAGGGAAGATATATTCTGGCTGGAAAATTATTGACGAAATACCACACGAAGCAAGACTTATTTCTCGTGGCTTAGACTTCGGATGGTTTCCAGATCCAGCAGGGTTAGTGAACATTTATTATTACAATGGAGGCTATGTCTTAGACCAATTAGCCTATGGAACTGAGATAAAGAACCAAACACTAGCAGAAATAATACAAAACGATGGACAAAGAGCATTGACATACGCAGATAGTGCCGAGCCAAAAAGTATTCAAGAGATAAAAGACTATGGGATTGATATTGTCGGCGTAGAAAAAGGAAAAGATTCTGTCTCTTATGGTATTAAGGTTGTTTCTGGGCAAAGAATATCAGTAACAAGACGAAGCAAGGACATCTGGGAAGCTTATGAATGCTATGCTTGGGATGAAGACAAAGACGGAAATCCAAAAGGAAAGCCCAATCACTACAAATCAGACTTAATGGATGCTGTGAGATATGGTTTAGTTAGTATTATTGATGGTGGAACAGACCCAGATAGACAAGATAAAGAAGAAATACAAGTTTTAGTCAATCGTGATGAGTTTAAGAAGCAACAAGCCAGAAGATTTATGGTGTAAAACTTGCTTTTTGTTTTATAAAATGTTATAATATAATTACCGATAAAAACTAACAAAATGAAAATAGTCATTGCTACAAAAAATTAAAAAGAAAAACCGACAAGCTCGGTTTATTGTTGTTTATAAAACATAATACTAACCCTTGTAACATTGCAGGTTCTGCTCTGTGTTTAATACTTACAAGGGTTTTAAACACAGAGTGGACTCTACAAAGTCCACTTTATTTATTAGAGCTGACAAGCTCGCTAACCACGCCCTACAAGGCGAAATAAAAATATGTTAGACGAAAATCTAAACCAGCAACCTACTGCTGAGGAGTTAAAAGAGGAAGAAATTGCTCTACAAGACTCTAAAGAGGATGAAATTCGTAACTCTATTATAGAGAAATACGAATTAGACGAGGAAGACAACGAGGATTTAATTAAAAAACTAACAGAAGATATAATCGCACAGCGAAAATCTTTTGGAAAAGTTGTCTCCCAAAAGAGAGCATTAAGAGAAAAACTATCTACTATTAAACCAGTAGAAAAGAAAGATAAGGACTTAGACCCTGTTCTTGAAGCTAAAAAGATTGTTGAAGAACAATTTATGCAAAGAGATTTAGAGGAACTAGAATACTCTGATGATATTAAGGATGAGATTAAGAAACTCGCCTCAATGAAAGGACTATCTATTTCCAAGGCATCTAAAGACCCTTATATAGAATATCTTAAAGCACAAGAGGAAACTCAAAAAAAGATAGAGAAAGCAACAATTTCCCGAACGAATAAAGGCTCTTCTTATGTTGTTACAGACCCAGATAAACCCCTAAACCCTAACGACTTTGATTTATCAACGGAAGAAGGGAGAAAGGCTTGGGATGACGCAAAGAAAGTCAGAAAATAAACGAGAAATTGCTAATGGACTATCACATTATAAGTTTATTAGTTAAATTAAAATGAGTGACGCAAAATTAGAATTTTGGGGAGATATGCAAAGGACACTGTTTGTTTCAAACACAGCCGTTGCTATGCTCTCAAACGAACAGTTGGCAGGTTTAATTTCAGAAGATGGAAGAAAGGCACACAGACCTATAATCTCTCTACCACATTCTGGAACATATACACCTTACAACGATATTTCCTTTAATAGAAAAACCGCTTCTAAGCAAACACTTGAAGTTAATGACTTCAGTTATGCCGCAGATGAAATAGATATTACTGATGCAAATCAGACCAAATATCCTCTTTCAGCTATTTCAGCAGCTGACCAAATGAAGGTTCACAACAATTATATTGAACAAGCAGTTATGAAAAACATATCTGGTGCTTTCAATGTGATTCAAGACGCTGATGGTTCTGCTATAACAGTTGATACTTCAAATGTTTTAGATTTGTTTGAAGAAGCTGATACCAAATTGGGTGCAGTTGATGCTCCTTTTGAGGGTAGAATTGCAGTCTTCGGACCGCACACAATCGGTGTTTTGAGAAAAGTAAAAGCTCAAAGAGAGTCAGCATTAGGAGATTCAGTATTAGAAAATGGGGTTATCGGACCTTGGAATGGATACACAGTTATCCAAAACAACAACCTTCCTTATACCGCCTCCTTACATATGGCTACCGAGCCAACAGCAACTAACACAGTTACTATTGCAGGAGTCGTATTTGAGTTCGTTGATGATATTGGCAACGCAGCTTCAAGCACTTCTAATATAGTAGTTCTTAATGGTGCTAACGTTGCCGCTTCAAGAGCAAACTTAAAGAGTGCTGTTGAGGGTGATGCAAATAGTAAAGGAACAACTTGGAAAGAAGCTACTGGTTCAGTATCTGCTTACAACAGGTTTGTTTTGAACGAAAAGAGAGGTCTTGCTATAACCTCAGCAGAGGATATGGTTCTTACTGGTTATGGCGACATTGTTGTATCTGAAACATTAGCAAGCGTTGATGATGTATGGTCAGGTCAAGAGCAGTCCGCAATAATGGGAAACAAGGGAATGATTGACTTAGTTCTTCAAATACAGGAAATTGATACAATCAAGAAAGAAAGAGGTTTCGCAACCTTAGTCAAATCTATGATTGGTCTTGGAACCAAGATGTTTGATGACGGAGCAAGAGTTTCTTGTCGTGTTCGTATTGACGCCAGTGCTTGGAAATAGTATCTGGTAATTAGTTTGTATTTTTCACTTAAAAAATACACCTAGCCCTTATGGGTTGGGTTGAGTGCTAAAGTGGTCGGTATTTAGCACTCTATCCAGCTCATAATGGTAAGTAATTATTAAAATAATTCTCTCAGAAATGAGACAAAAATAATATGAAAGTATTTAATAGAGGAGTTGATATAAATGTATCAAATGAAGACGCCTTAAAGGTCAATGGAACTCAAATAATAGACAAAGACGGTAAAATCTACGGTGATATTCACGCCGCCGCTGGTTCTATCGGAACAACCGAATTAGCAGATGACGCAGTTACCACAGATAAAATCGCAGCAGGAGCAGTTACAGTTACTGGGTTAGGAGCAAGTGCAGTAGAAACAGCAAAAATCAAAGACGCAAATGTAACGCTTGGCAAGTTAGCCGCAGGAATTAAACCTAGCCACATCGTAAAGTTCTTTGTTTCTGGTTCTACAATAACAGGATCAACACTTGTGGGTTTGGAAGAAGATGATCTAATCGTAACCATTCCCGCTACAGGAGACGCTTCAGTCGCTGTTTGTGCAGCTGAGGATACTCTTCCAGCTGACCCAGCAGGAGACAGTTACTTAATCGTATTCAGAGCAGTTGCTTAATTATTAAGTTAGATATTCTAAGCCCCCGCTTCGGTGGGGGTAAAGAATAATAAAAATATGAAATCATTAAAAACATTTAGCGGAAAAGGAGAAGCAGACACAGCATTATCTGTATCAACAGAAGTTGGTTCAAGATACTTAGTTCATCAAGTTGTTGTTTCTTATTCAGCAAACCCAACACAAACAGGGGTTGTTGTTAGTTTAGATTCGGGTCTTGGTGCTGATTATGACGCAGACTTACTAACTGGCACAGCCAATGTTCGCTACACGATATTCCCAGAAGATTTACTAAAACCTTTTATTGTTATGGAAAACGACATATTGACCGTAACAGCTCCAGCAGGTGGGGCAGGAATAACATCTGCAATATCAATTTTAGCAGAAAAACTCTAATTATGGCTTGGATAAACAGAATTAAACAAATACTTGTCGGATTCTTATCCACTCACGATAATAAATACATTATTACAGACACTGGTAAGAAGATAATTGGTTGGAATTATAGCTTTGGAATAAAGATTCCAGCAAATACTTCTTTTATTGCAAAACTAAAAGCTACAACAATTTTTACCAGTAAGAGTAAGTCAAGTTAAATATTATGAATGACCAAATAGAAATTAAAGATTTAGATGAAGGTTTACCAGTTCAAGAAGATTGGTTGGTATTCCAAAAAGTTAGCGATGGCGTAGTATATAAAGCTCCCAAATCAGACATAGAAGGGGAAGACGCTTTTGTCTATATCGCATACGCTGACGATGATATTGGAACTGGATTTACTCTTACTTTTGACGCAAGTAAAGACTATATCGCAATTAAAAGCACAAATACAGAAATAGCTAACCCTGTGGTTGGTGATTTTGCTGGTTTATGGAAGAATTACAAGGGTGCAAAAGGTGATGATGGGGA